CCAGTTTGCTGCCGGTCAGTACCGCAGCACCGTTGCCTTCATCCCCTTTGTCGCCTAATCCTGCTGAACTGCTTCGCGAATTATTTGTGGAACAGTTAAATTGTTTTGATTAGTATCTATTAAATTTACCTCATTTACATATTCTTGTAACTGTTGAGGATCATAACGTATATCTTGTCTCTGCGACCATCGCACCGTGTCCCAAAATATTAAACGAACATTCTCTACTGCATTATCAATTGTATAGCGCTGTTCCCACTGAATAACCCAACGTTCTAGACATTGTATTTTACGTTCAAACTTACTTTGTGAAGGGTGAACAAAACGGTCTGCATCATAGTTAACCATAAGATAATAGATACTTCGTAAAAGTTGTACAACACCCTGAAGCATGTGATGCGAACATTTAGGATTCTCTTTTATAGCAATTTGTAAGTTACGAAGTGCAAAACTAAGATTAGGGCGGACTTGGGATGCAGGAACGAATTCAACCATTTATCCTATATTTGAATTCGGTTATTGATTTTCAATTTTTCACCGGCGGCTGCGGTAGCTGTGGCGGCGACGACGGCGGCTTTTATTGTTGCGTTTATTACCACGACGACGAGTTAGTCCTCGGTGCCTCCCTCCTATCTGTGCCTTCTGCTCCATTAGCGCAGCAAGTTCATCAAACTCGCCCTGTGATCCAACACCCTGATCCGCAAAATGATCTGCCAAAGCATTTATACCGTCATCCTCGTGCATCGCACCGTAACTGCCCTGTGAGTTTGCAGGAGCAGGAGGAAGTGGGGGAGCACCAGCGCCAGCGCCAGCTGCTGGCGGAGGAAGCACTGCTGCCGCCGCCGCCGCCGCCGCCGCCATTGCCGCAGCCGCCGCCTTAAACGCTGCCTCTAATTGAGGTTTTCCACCTGGAACACCAACTATAGGATCCGGTAAATAACGAAAATAACGATGAACCGGCGCCTTGCGCAGGGGTTTGCTGCTTATAATCTCCTCAAACCCATTTGCGGGGGTTAAAACAGACAATTCCGCTGCGGCGCGTGGCTTGCGAGTATCAACGGGATAAACTTTTTGTTTGGGAGCACGCTGCCGTCTTCCTTCTATATTCATACCCTCCATATGCTCACTCTACAGGTGGCGGAGGATAATTTTGCCGCGGGGGAAGAGCATTAAATGCCGTTCTTGGCTCATCGTCAGGCGGTGGTGGCGGTGGCTGTAACGAAGAGGAATCTCTATTCAAATCAAATTCACTTGCCGGTGGAGGTGGTAACGTATGCCGACGCGCCATGAAAGGATGTACAAGTTGACGGGTTGATGCAGATTGTTGGAAACCATGAGGAATTAAAGGGGAAGATGGTGCTGAAGTTGACATCTTAATCTTATCAAATATTGGCTTAGTATTATTAATAGGTACAAAGTTAATGCGTTCCTTTAGTTCAGCGGCAGGCATACTTGCCTGCTTCTGTAGCGTCTGTACGTGACTATTTTCCTGGAAGCTTATGGGGCGTGTTGCCTGCTCGGGATCATAGTAATCTTCATTCACCGGCTGTATTGCATTAGGTAGAGACATTCGTGTTGCCGGTATTGCATTTTTCAGTGCATTTATTACAGTTGGAGCGTTGGGATCAAATGAAATACGACGGCGCTTTTGGCGTGTTAAATAAATTGCTGTTGCTGCACCAATGACCGCTAATGCTGTTGCTCCTACTGCAATACCTATTGGCAGTGCAACAGAGGGCGCAGTAGATGGTGTAGGCGAAGGGGAGGGAACAAGAGATCCAAGTAAACTTGTATAGGCAGAAGAAAGGGGAAATCCGTTTTGGAACTGCTGCGCGCCAACAACATTGCCGGTCACTGTATAGACACCGTTTGCCCATGTAATACTGTTAATTACCGCATTGCTGTATCCCGCCTGTGCCGCGTAACTAGTCACATAGCCACGAATCAAGGTATCTGCATTTGACTGTTGACTACTAGGAATGTTTAGAGTAAAGGCGGTTGACATAGATGAAGAGGGAGTTCGTGACGGTGTTGTACCAGGTGTAGGAGACTCTGTTGCCGTATTACTGGAGCTATACGTTTGTGTTTGGGTTTGTGTCTCTGTGCGTGTTACTGTTGGAGTTTGAGAATCGGTGCGTGTATTTGTTGGGGTATTTGATAGAGATCCTGCTACTCGCGAAGGGGTAGTAGATGCCGTAGCAGTGTGTGTATCTGTAGATGATGGTGTTCCTAACGCGCGCGAACGCGTGGCACTATCGGTGGCAGATGGCGTTGCCGCAGTACGAGAGCGCGTGGCACTATCGGTGGCAGATGGCGTTGCCGCAGTACGAGAGCGCGTGGCACTATCGGTGGCGGATGGCGTTGCCGCAGCACGCGAACGCGTTGCGGTATCCGTGGCGGATAGTGTCGCACCTGGACGAGAGCGTGTTGCGGTATCGGTGGCAGATGGGGTCGCACCTGGACGAGAGCGTGTAGCGGTATTTGTGGCAGATGGCGTTGCCGCAGCACGCGAACGCGTGGCACTATCGGTGGCGGATGGCGTTGCCGCAGCACGAGAGCGCGTGGCACTATCGGTGGCGGATAGGGTCGCACCTGGACGAGAGCGTGTAGCGGTATCTGTGGCAGATGGTGTTCCTAACGCACGAGAGCGTGTAGCGGTATCTGTGGTAGATGGGGTCGCACCTGGACGAGAGCGTGTAGCAGTATCTGTGGCGGATAGGGTCGCACCTGGACGAGAGCGTGTAGCGGTATCTGTGGCTGATGGGGTTGCACCTGGACGAGAGCGTGTAGCGGTATCTGTGGCGGATAGGGTCGCACCTGGACGAGAGCGTGTAGCGGTATCTGTGGCTGATGGGGTTGCACCTGGACGAGAGCGTGTAGCGGTATCCGTGGCGGATAGGGTCACACCTGAACGTGATCTTGTCGCGGTAGAAGTAAGCGTCGCGGCTACACGAGATCGTGTGGCAGTGGCAGTCACAGTAACTCCACCTCCTGTAGAGCTTGGTGAAGCGATAGCAATAGATGATATTTCGGGAGTAGAAGAGGATGATACGGTGCCGATACCTCCCTGACCTGCAACCGCTAAAAGACCTCCAAAGGCAAACAACAATTTGTATAAACTAAGCATATTTAATATACCTACTTTATTAAAGGTTTTTTTCTTTAGCCCCTAATCAATTTTAGTCCATTGACTACAATGGACTTCCCTTTCGGTGTCTCAATCATGGTTGGTACAAAAACCTCGCGAATTCGTTTTTTAGCGGTTTCCACACTTGGTTTTGGCTCTGGTGAAACTTCAATAAATGCTCCTGCAAGTTCATTCAATACAATTGAACTATCAATTGCCGGACTGATGATTTTTTTCAATAACACAATAGTATCGTCCTTTTGTGCGTCCTCCTCGGTCTCCACAAAGATATTTTCCCACTGGGAATCAGTAGATTTCTCTTTTTCGCCCGATTTTAGCAACCGCAGAAGTTTTTTCAATTGGATTTCATCTGCCTCAACAGAATCCGACATCCAAGTAATTCCCTTCATAAAACTTGACTTCATGCCAACCCATTCCGTCTTGCGTTTTGCGATTTTTCCAATCAACTCGTCAATCATTCGTAAAGCCTTATCACGCTCCTCATCCTCGTGGCGTACATTCTTTGACATAGACTCCCAATGTAACTGCCATAAATGGGGTAGCAACTGATACAAACTATCTCCAAGGTTATCTGAGTTACTAACATAAATATGAAGTTGGTCACCGTCGCGTTCAGTATAAAAGTCACTGCGACTTGCCTTTCCTGTGATCGTTGTATATCGGCTCATCATGACTCCAATCTTACAGTGAGGATTGCTTTTCATATCTTGCTGAAATTTATCAACCTCCGTTTTTTTGACAACATTGCTGTAGTATTTTGCCTCCCACAAAATGGATTTATTATCCCAGTTCATCAACATATCCGCTTCATGTCCTGAACTTGACTTAGAGTTCTCAACCAACGAAAAACTGGGATTTGCGCTGTAGTGATGCTTGAGTTTTGTAGCAAGAATATTTTCAAACTCGGCACCCTTGTTGCGTGAATTGAGCGTCTTTTTGAGATGTTCCTCCGAAAACTGATGAAATTTCTCAGTCAGCAGATTATACGATTCCTTTAAGGATGCCGTCATATCTTCAAGCCGCCGAATGGATCGGTCCTTTTCATCCAGTGTCCGCTGAAAACTTTCGGTATTGCGCTCAATAGCAGTCTCAATATCCTTATCACGATCCTCTACAAGTTGCTGGCAACGCGCCTCTAGCGCACGCTTCTGGTCCACAAGAACCACCGTATCCGCCTGAAGGGCGCGGATTTTCATGTCGTGCTGCTTGACAATGGTCTCCTTTTCGCCGGCATACATTGAGGCATCTTTTGCTTTCTGGGCATCCAACAGTTGCTGTTGCTTTTCATTTGCGGTATCTTCCAGCTCGGCAAGTTGCGTCTCAAGATCGGCGTGTTTGGCGGCTGCGTCCGCCTTAATTTTTGCAATCTGCTCCTTCATATGTACGAGTTCCTTCTCCTTCTGCTCTTCTAAACGCTGAACATCGGCATTTGCGCGTCGGCAGGTCATTTGCTCATGTAAAAAAGCACCAAGGGTAAGCGCCTCTTCATTCACTGGTAGGTCTTTATGAGTGTAGAGGTCCGGTAGCTCATAATCGGCGGAGACACAGATTTGTACAGTTTTATATATGGGCATCCTATCTTAATATGAGCGTTTTTCCTTTAGACGGCTGTTTGTGGGGGTAGAATAAGAATCTCTGATGATCCCTTCTTACCATTGTCCATACCGTACGACCAGGTAACCTTTTCAATACGGCAATCTTTGTACAGATCACGGATATATGCGCAATCGTTATAACTGATCATCCAGTCGCGACGCTGTTTAATGGCGGCAGCAAAGGCTGCATGGTCAAAGCCTTCGTGCATATCGCCGTCCTTACCGTAGATATAAGAGGTAATGTAATATGGTGGATCGGCGTAGACTACAGTCTCTGCGGTTTCAGGATT